AGGCCAGTCTGATTAGCGTGGTCACCGGGGCTATGACCGGCAGCCTAGCCGTGTTTTTAAACTCGGAGGCGAAGAAATGATCCAAGCACTGTTAGGCCCAATCTCCAGCCTCGCAGGAACGTGGCTAGAAGGCCGCGTAGAGACTGCTAAAGCTGAGACAGGTGCAAAGGTAGCCAAGGCCAAGGCAGAGGCCACCATAATGGAAAAAAAGGCCACTGGCGAGATCGACTGGGATTTGAAGATGGCTGACGCCAGCGCGGCAAGTTGGAAAGACGAGTGGCTTACCATTTTGTTTTCAATACCCCTTATCCTAGCCTTCTGCGGAGAGTGGGGTAGGCAGATAGTATCTGAGGGGTTTGCGGCGCTTGAGGCTATGCCGGAGTATTATCAATACACCTTGGGCGTTATCGTCTCAGCCAGCTTTGCGACGCGTTCTGCGGCTAAGTTTTTCGGTAAAAAATAAGGGGGCTTTCGCCCCCTTAAATCACTTGTATAGATATTGATAGTCAAACCTGTCAGCCGTTTGCATATCCTCAAAAACCACATTGTAGCTTTCGTCGTCGATGCGCTCGACCCGCCTGACTATGGCTGACACCAGCCTGCCTTTCGGGCCAGTCACGCTGACTAGGTCGTCGGGTTTAAAACTTGGTTGTTTCATATTTGCCTCTTGTGAGAAAAGTGCGGCTCGACCAAGGGAGAAAGATCGAGCCGCGAGGGAAGCCGCGCCAAGGGAGGAACGGCGCGAGCTATTCATATTAACTTAAACGAGGCCGCTTTGCCAAGCTGCCTTGTCGCAGCGCCACGTTCAACAAGCGCGGTCATATACCTGTGAGCCTGTGCTGGGTGCATATTCATATGCTCAGCGATCTCTCTGACCGTGGGTGTGTAACCGTGCTTTCTGACGAACCGGATAAAGACGCGCCGGAAGTGAGCCTGCTTTTGCGTTAGCGCCACTTCAGTCATTGTCTACTACCTTCACGCTCAGGGTTGATTGCCGCACGATGCGGGCAGGCTTCGCCGGGGTGGTCTTGGCTGGCTGCGCTTTGAAGTTACGCATCGGCCAGCGCACCTGATAGGCAACGTTTCCGACGACGCCAGCGGCTAGTTCGTGGCTGCCCATATATTCTTTGAGCGCAGCCTCAGCTTCGTCAATGTCGGCTTCGGCGGCACGCTTTGCCTCTTTGGCATTGACGAGCTGGCCTAGCCAGTCGGTCTGGTCGTCGGGCAGGGTCAGCGTCTCAGCGCCGTCATCGACGCGTGGGTAAGCTGTATTGCCGTCAGAACTGCTCAGTACCGGATACCAGTCGACGTCCATCTTGCGGCGCTCGAAGTCCTCAATGGCGTCAGAGATACGCGCCTGAATAGCGGCGTCGGCTTGGTATAGGAAAATGCGTAGCTCCACACCGCCGTATAGCACGCACACAGCGCCCCACGTCATCTTGGTTGACATAAGCTGCCCCTGAAGTTGCAACGGCCCCCTGTGAGGCGCTGGCGCGTCCTCTGGCTTGGAGCTGGTCAGCTTGCTCTCTAGCACGCCCAATCCGTCCACCCAGACTGGCCCATTCGGGCAGATGATGCCCTTCGACCAGTCGGTGTCTACGTTGTGACCAAGCCCGCCGTCAGCGGTGCCGTCGAGGGACACGGCAAACGGTAGCGTGTCGTGGAAGATCGCCTCATGTTCGAGCTGCAAGTTGGTCAGCCCTAAGCGGTCGGCGGAGGTGGTCAATATGACGCTCTCCAAGGTGTCGCCCCAATCGCAAGCCTCATTGCCGTTGAACGGCTTTGGGTCGGGCTTGCCTTCGATAGCTGCCAGCACGGATGCCAGCAGATCGTTTTGTGTGTCGTATGGGCTTAGCCCCATAAGCGCCGGAATACGGCTTGCGGTGACGATATCGTCGGGTGTCTTTTTACCTACCATTAGTTTGCTCCTTGTTGTGTTAATTTATTTTTTGCGTTTTTCATTTCCTCTGCCATCTTAACAGCGCGGACTAAACTAACGCCCCTGTTTACCCTGTCGTAAACTGAGCTTGGTGTTATGCCCCTTTGTTTTGCAAGCGCGGCAACCGAGGCGTAAATCTTCCCATCAAACTCAATCTCATATGGCTTGTTTTGCATAACGGCTTTTTCTAAAGGAACTCCACGCATCAGGCGAGATTGAAGGCAGGCTTTTTCAATACCAAATGCTTTGGCTATTTCAGCCTTGCCATAATATGTCACACCATCTTTTTTTATTTTCCATACACATTTTTTGCGGCGAATAAGATCACCCTTTGTTTCGTTCTTTTGGTCAATTCCCAGAGCCTCTCTTGTTGTCCACCCTGATTTCACCCTTGCCCAAACAACCTTGTCGCACAAACCAAAATGCTTGCAGGCTTCTCTCCAGCTTTCAAACTTAGCAAAGCCAACATCAATAGAGACTTTATGTAATCTTATTGGGGTTGATTTTATTTGCTCAAGTGTCATTCCGCTTCTTAGCCTGCCCCTAACAACGTGAACAGGTATATCGTGATGCCTAGACCATTGGGCTACACTGGCAAACCATTTGCCTTCAAACTCAAAGATATTTTCCGGCATATGTATGCTTTCATAACGCTGGTTGCCCATCTTCTGAAGGTTGTAGCCTTGCGGTGATTTTGTGTTGAGGCGCTCAATCCAAAAGGCTTCTTTGCGCGTCAACTCTTCCTCTGTGTCTGCGCTATCAATTTGCTCAAACACAATTTTGTCGGTGCCATATTCTTTGATGGCACAAGCAAGAGATAGCGCCGAGCATTTTCTTTTTGCCGCTTGTCTGTGTTGCGCTGCGCGAATGTTGAGAACCTGCTTTGTTTGCCCAACATACTGCATACCGTTGACCGTATTGGTCGCAAGATAAACGATCATCCCGCACCCCCAAAGCGAACCATCAGCGCCCAAACATTATATTCGGTCGTGATCATATTGGTGAAAAACGTGATGGCAAACGCCGTCACAAACAACATTCCGATTGTGTCTTTAAGCATTAGATTCCCCCTTACGGCTGAAAGTTCCGTAGCGCCCATTCTCTTTGCGACGCTTATGATCGCGTTGGCCTTTGGTCATAGGCGCGTCGCCAAGGTTAAGGGTGGATGAGCCACCCCACTGGTTTTGAAGGCCGAATGTTTCTGGCCTAGATATTTTGCCGCACACGTCGGCAAGGTTAGCGATTGGATCGTCTTCAAATGCGTTAGACTTAGGATGGTCTTCTATGCACCAGATGATGTCCTTTAAGATTTCGTCATCGTCTAGGCCAAGCGCCTTGGCACAATCATAGGCGTCGTAAGCCCACTCAACCATTTCGTCTCTCGCCTCGCTCTTTTGGCAAACATTTTTTGAGCCACCGATCATAAAAACGATCCAGTATTTTTTGAACGTGGCGCAGCGATCTGCGTAGAGGCTTACGAGGTCTCTTTGGGCTTTGGTAAGTTTAGTCATTTCGGTATCTCCCTTTGGTTGGGGTGTGGCCGTTAAGCCACACCAAATTCGATTGCTGCTTCTGCGTGCAAGCAGCGCATTTCTTCATCAGCCAAATCGGCGCGATACTGGTCATCGCCAGTAAGCCGGTCACGCTGCGCTGCGGTCATCCACAAGATATGCGCGTCAAGGTCTTCGCAGATGTCGCCATCAGCATTGCGCTCGATTGCGTCAAACTCTGCGTCGGTGTACTGGTCTTCGCGGTTCCAATCAATTTTAGCCATTTCGGTATCTCCCTTGTAAGTAAACGTTTTGTCTCTCTTGTCTTAAGAATATGGGCTTGATATCAGTATATGTCAACAACTATAGCAACATATTTTTAGGATGATATTAAATGTCTGAAATTAAACCAGTTTTGCTACGGCTTAGAGCCTCGACGATTGAGGCGCTGAAAAAAGAATTAGAGTTATCGGCTCACCGTAGCCAGTCGTCTCTGGCCGACGAGCTGCTGGTAAAGCAGTTGGAAAGCAATGTGCGTCAGCGCCACATCCAGACGACTATGGATCACCAAGCGGGTCGTGTCTGATGCGTGCCGGGGGTGGTCGCGCCAAGGGTGCAGCGTTTGAGCGACAAATCGCGGGCATGTTGTTCGATGAGTTGGGCATAAAGTTTAAGCGCAACCTTGAGCAGTACCAGATGAAAAATCTGGCAGACCTGACAGCTTCAGACGCATCGTTTCCGTTTTTATTGGAACTAAAAAGATATAAAAATTCCGTGTCACCTTCTTGGTGGGATCAAATAGTGACCGCCGCCCGCACGTCAGACGGCAACCCTAATGACTGCCTGCCGTGCCTGATCTGGAAGCTAGACCGGCAGGATATTAGTGTGCGGATACCTATTGAGGCACTGGCGCGGTTAGGGCGGCCACTGGCTCAGGATGTGGCTGAGG